ACGGCTCCGCGATGGTCTGCGACTCCGCGATGGTCTGCGGCTCCGCGAGGGTCTACGGCTCCGCGAGGGTCTGCGACTCCGCGATGGTCTGCGACTCCGCGATGGTCTACGGCTCCGCGAGGGTCTACGGCTCCGCGATGGTCTGCGAGCGGGTGCTGACCGTTACCCGGTCGGACGGCTACACCTTTATGTTCATGTGGAACGAGAAGGCCGAGCTTCGCGTCACGGCCGGGTGCCGCAATTTTACGCTGCCCGAGGCGCGCGCGCACTGGACCAAGACGCGCGGCGGGACGCCGCTGGGCGACGAGACGCTGGCGATCCTGGACCTACTGGAGCGTTTCGCTCCGGCAAAGCCGGAGGCCGTGCGATGAGCGCGACGAAGCGATGCCCCGAGTTCAAGTGCGGCGGCTCCGAATGCCCCTGCGCCAACTGCGGCCAGCCGTGGTCGGCCTGCGAGGCGAGCCGCGCGGTTGGGCGCAAACTGCCGCCGTGCGACCACGACGAGTGCCCGCCGACGAAGTGCGGGTGCGAGTTGGCAGATAGCCACGGGGTCCACCATATCGGATGCATGGCGCTAACTGATCGGCAGCGTGCTGCCGACGCAGGGCCGGTGCCGCGGCGCATCGTGGCGTTCAATGGATTCTCCGTGGGAGAAGATTGGTTGACGATGGCGCTAGCGCACGACGGAACGCTATGGGCGTTCGACCATTCCATCAACAACGCTTCGTGGTTTCAGGTTCCGCCGCTGCCACCGATCACCGCGACGAAGGGAGGCGACAATGGCAACTGACAACGACCACGCCACCTGCGAACCTGACGCGTGCAAGGTGCCGCCGTTCGTGGAGTGCCCCAAGCGTGTGGACACCGATCCGGTGATCCGTGTGTCGGACCTGCGGCGCGTGCTGGAGGCGGGACGGGCTCAAGCATGGGCCGTTCGGGCCTTCCCAGAAGTAGCGTTCGACAAGTGCATCGCCGCGCTGCCGCCCGTCGCTGACGATGCGCCCGCCGACAGCCAAGTCGGCCATAACGCAGGAGTGACCAATGGAAGTAGGAAACGAGAGAACGAAGGCCCTGTTCCCGATCTACGAAGCGCCGGACAGCGAATCGGCCGTGCTGAAGGAGCAGTACCAGCAGATCGCGCTCAAACTACTGCGAATGCAGGACCGAATGCAGACGCCCTACGCCAAGCGCAGTTTGGCGGAATCCCTGACGCTTCTGGAAACGTCGTCGATGTTCGCCGTCAAGTCGATCCATCAGGGATGAGTAACCATCGGGGTTCCGTGCCGAGCCGTAGTGACGTCAAGACGGACACGGACGCAAGCGGGCTGCCTGAACGGCCGGGTAGCCCGGCCCCGGATCGTCGCTGCGTGGCGTGCGGCGGCCGCGGCGAGATCAAGTTTCCGTGCGATAAGGCATCACTCACCGGCTACGAAAGCCGTCGATGTGGAGCCTGCGGGGGAACGGGCCGCCAGCGTGTCAAGAGCGATGGCACCGTGGTGCAGCCCATCGCGGAGCCGGACGCGAGCCCGGCCACGAGCGTCGAGCGGCCGGTGGCGGAGATGTTCGCATTCATCCGGGCCGATGGCTGCATCTTCGCATCCGAGATGCTCGATGAATTGCCCAAGCAGACGCAGGAGAAGGCTGACGCCTATACGCGGTACACGACGGCCATCGCGCTCGCGGAGCGGTGCGAGCGTGCAGAGGCCGAACTCGCCGCTCTCCGCACGACCGACGCGGAGGTGTTGGCCGCATACACGTCGACGCACGTTGAGCTTGCCGCCGAGCGCGAGAAGCGCGTCGCCGCGGAGGCCGAGGTCGCGCGGCTCAAGGGCCGGTACGCGGCCGCGATTGCGGCGCTGAAAGAAGAGCACCGCACCGACATCGAGGCCGTGCGTCGCGAAGAGCGTGGCGCGTGCATGACGACCGCGCGTGAGGTCGCGGAGAGTGGCGTCGAGGAGCGGTTGGCCGAGGCGCGGCGCGAGACTGCCCGCAGGTGCGCGGATGCGTGTCGGGCACTTTCCCTCGCACGACCTGCGGGCTCTAGCGAGTGGCGAGACATCCTGAATTGCGCCGCGGCGTGCGAGCGCGTCGGGGAGGAGGGCTGATGCGCGAACGGCCGATCCTGTTCAGCGGGCCGATGGTCCGCGCGATCCTCGATGGGCGCAAGACGCAGACGCGGCGGGTGGTGAAGCCGCAACCGGCAGACTGCCAGCGACTAGCGCGAGATCCCTCTTCGCCGTCGGGATACTCGTTGATTGCGGACGCCTACGACGACGAGATGCTACGCTGCCCCTACGGCATCCCTGGAGACCGGCTATGGGTGAGAGAAGAGCACTATCGCTACGGCCACTGGGAGTCGGTTCCGGGCGTGCGAACAAAGACCGGCCGGATGAAGTGGCGGTTCGTGGCCGATTCCTACGAGGTGCGCTTTGACGCTCCCCCAGTCTACCGCAAAGGCAGACACCACAAGGACGCAGCGACGCCCGCTTGGCACAAGCGTCTCGCGCGATTCATGCCCCGCTGGGCCTCGCGCCTCACGCTGGAAATCACCGACGTTCGCGTCCAGCGGGTGCAGGACATCAGCGGAGAGGACGCCGCCGATGAAGGGGTAAATGTCGCACGCTGCGGCTGCGATGTGTGCCGCATGTCGTCGGTAATGTGTCCGGCTGATGCAAGCAGCCATATTCTGGAGTTCGCCTCGCTTTGGGAATTAATCAACGCCAAGCGCGGCCACGGCTGGGACGCGAATCCTTGGGTGTGGGCGATCACGTTCAGGCGCGTCGGGGAGGGCGAGGCGTGAGCGATAACGGGCCTATGCAGCCGACCGAGGACGGAGAGGCCATCGCCTTCGTGCAGGGCTTCGAGGCCCGCTGGCCGCACTACGCGCCGTTCCTGATCCACATCCCCAACGAGGGGATGGTGCGCTCCGCTAACGGGTCGCACATCGGCAAGGTGCTGAAGCGCCGACGCATGGGAGTTAAGGCCGGGACTTCGGACTACTTCCTCGCCTACCCTACGAGCCAGCACTGTGGCTTGTGGCTCGAACTCAAGCGGCCGGGCGGAACGGTACGCCACGACCAACTCGACTTCCTTCGCCACATGGGAAAGCAGGGGTACATGATCGCGGTGGCGTGGGGAGCAATTGCCGCAATGGCCGCCGTACAAGCCTGCATCGAGCATCGCCGCGAACCTGACCCGTTTGGGATGCCAGCCTGCTTCTTGCCTGACGGCCGGATGTACCGTTTTAGCGAAGTCACGCTGACCGGCTCGGTGAGGCAGCGCCATGGGTGAGTTCAGCGCCTTCGGCCACACCTGCCTGCGGTGTTCGCGGGAACTGGTTCACGAATTGGAGCACGAAGGCGTCCCGGGGCCTTGGTGGACGTGCCCGCGGCACGGAGCGCATTCCCGGGCACAACTGGAGAGGGGACGGAAATGGATCATGCAGACGAAGGCCGTGGGGCCTGTCGTGGTGGTGACGGACATCCGGGAGGTGGACCGGGACAGGGACGTGCTCGCTTCTGGACTCCCGGTCCTGACCGAAGAGTGCTGGGACAGCCTCTTGCGGATGCCCGCTGCCGAGGCGAAGCGGTGGCTGGAAGTCCGCAAGCGGGGGATCGACGGAGAGAGGCAGCTTCGCAAGGCCGATCCGTCGCGGACGTGCCTGTACGCGGGAGACGCTTTCGCTACTCCTGCGGATCGTGCGGCAAGGGCTGCGAGACGGCACGCCTCTGGCGAGGCAGCCGCTGGTGCCAGCCATGCGTAGATCGCTCGCTACAGGGCTCTGTGGCGCGAAAGCGGTGCCCATGCGGCGGCCCCCGGCGGTGCCACCTCCTGCGCCGAGTGCGCCAGATACCGCCGGACAGCCCGGACCTGTCGCCGGAGTGCATGGCGATGCTGGACGCCCTGGAGTCCGACCCGGACTTGGAGATGCAGCAGGCGGCAGGGCGGTGGGGGTTCACGCCGCCGCAGGCGACGCGGATGTGGCGGCGCAGGTTCCACCTGCGCGAGCGGTGGGCAGGCGTCTTGCCGAGTGGCAGGAGACGCAAGACCTCATGTTCGAGCAACTGAGGGCCGGGCGGCATGGATACGCCCGGCTGCTACATACGCGGCTCTGCCGCTTGGAGGCAAGGCGCTGAATGCGAAAGGAACTACCGAAGAAACTGGAGCGGTCACGAGTCACGACCGGGCCGATGGGAACGATGACCGGCGAGATGTTCGGGTTGTTCCTCCTCGGCCACCTCAAGATCATCAGTTCTGGAGAGCCAAGGTCTGGCGACAGGACGGGAGGCTGGGAGCACGTCTCGGTGTCCTGCGAGGACCGGACTCCCACTTGGGACGAGATGTGCATGGTCAAGGACGCCTTTTGGTCCGAAGAGGAGGCGGTGGTGCAGATGCACCCGCCCCGAAGCCAGTACGTCAACCTCCATCCATACTGCCTGCACCTGTGGCGGGACACCCTTCACAGGCACCGTCTGCCTCCGGTGGAGTGCGTGTAATGGCCCCGCCAAGCCCCGGAAACGGCCCTCAGAGCCACGATCTCCTGCCACTGGCACCTCGGGACACCCTTGCGGACGCCAAGGCCCGGAAACGGTCCAAGCGCCGGGAGCGGCTGGATCCTGACTACCTGTCGTGGATCCACCAGTTCCCGTGCGTCGTGTGCGGCCTGTGGCCGGTGGAGGCCCACCACGAGCCGCCGAAGTCGGCGGAGGGCGGCAGCCTGTGGCACGACCGCAAGGTGCTGCCCCTGTGCGCGGCGCACCACCGGGGCCGGTGGGGGCGGGAAGGGCTTGGGTACGAGGGGTTCTGCGTCAAGTATGCGCTGGACGTTCCTGCGCTGATCGCCGGGTTCAACCGGCTGTACGACGAAGGGAGGGAGCCGTGATCCTCGACGACGTTGACCGCTACGATTACCACGGCCCGGCGTCACTGGAGCCCAGCCGCCTGGCTGACCACTGGCTCCGCAAGCTGGCCAACGCAATGCTCGCTGACGCGGTGGAGCTGGTCCGGTTCCCTTCGAACGCCAAGCAGGGCCCGAAGCCGCGGGACACCCGGCGGGCCCGGGAGTGGCTGGTGGACCTCTCGACCGACGAGTTCGGGTCGCTGCGGTGGGTGTGCGCGGTGCTGAACCTGTACGGGTGCCCGATCCAGCCGGAGCGCGTGGCGCAGATGGCGGCCGAGGGGCGCTTGGTGGCTCCCGCCGGACGGAGGGTCGGCCGGGTGGCGTTCGAGATCGTCAACAAGTCCCAGCGGGTGACGGAGAACCGGGTGCGCGACTACGGCAGCGAGTCACGGAAGCGCAGGGCGCGTGTTTGCTTGAAGGCGTAGCCTTGGCGCATACTTGGCGTGCCGACTGTTGTTCCGAAGTCTTGAGTTTCCCGGTCCCTACCGATGCTCTGCCGAACGACGGTCGGCACCCTCCCAAAGCGGACGCGGCGGGGACCGGGAGAGCAGATGCCGATGAAAGAAAACCGAAGGTTGTGGTTCAGATCCTACGGGGCGCAAGTCCTGGAGTCCGTGCCCTACACGAAACTGTCGATGGAAGCCCGTGGGCTCTTGTTCGACCTGCGTGCCTTGGCGTCGCGGGTCGGCGTGGGCGACGTGGTGGCGATGGACGTGGACGATGTGGCGCACACCCTGCGTCACGACCAAACCGCGGTCGTGATGGTGCTGGAGGAGCTGGCCAAGGGCGGCTTCGTGAAGCGCCGCCACGACGGCATCGAGGTGCTGGGGTTCAGCGCCGAGCAGGAACCCACCACCAGCGCCGCGAGGATGCGTAAGATGCGTTCCAAGACCGTCCGAATGGACGACTGGAAGGCCCTGAAATCGACCCCATGACGCGACGCATAAAAACGCCATGTGACGTCACTGTGACGTCACTGTGACAGGCCAGAACAGAACAGAGCAGAGAAGAGGCTACTCCGTGCCTCTTCTCAAACGCCCCAAGGCTGGCGTCATCGTCCCGCAAACCGAGTCTTGAAACGCGACCGTTCCGACCCGAAGGGGAGGAGCGAAATCAGTTGGGAAGATTGAAATTCAACGCTCCGCGTTAATGCCGTACCCCCGGCGCAGCCAGCGCCCACCCGGAGGCCCATGAGCACCACCACCCAAACCCCTGAGGCCGAGCAGGCCGACCGTTGGGCCAACGAGGCCCCGCCGAAGCGGCGCGTGCGGCACCGGAGCGACGCCGAGGGCTGGCTGACGATCCGGGTTTCCCCGGAGCACCGCGACGAGTACCTGGAGGCCGTGGAGATCGCGGCGAGGCTGAACGACTCGGAGGGACTTTCCTCCCCAACCGACCCTATCGGCCGTCTCTTGGATGCCCACGCCCGCATCCTGATCGAATGGGCGACCGAGAATCGCTTCGCCTACCAGCAACGCCTGCCCTTCGGTCCCCACGCGGAAGCTGCCCGGGCCGACATGGAGGCCCTGCGCCGGGACCATTTCACCTGCGTTCGCTGCAAGCACACCCGGGCGAACGAAGGCGGGACGACGGCCACGGCGCTGGTGGACCCGCTGATGCTTGCCGCTGGGAAGGGGCCCCAAGCCTTCCCCAACGGCCTACTGGTCCCGGAGAACAGGATCACCCTCTGCCACCCATGCCTTCAGGAATGGCTCAGGATCGGCCCAGAAGGCCGCTGCAAGGCCGTATCTCGGATTCTACGTAGGGTGGGGGCTTCCGCGGAGCGTGCGTCTCAAATCGCCTCTGTGCTAGCCTACGGCGCATGAGCAGGAAGGCGCACGACCCCGAGCCCGTGGTGGAACGTCCGGCGGAGGATGGCCGTCCGGCCTACCGCTGCTTGCCGGATCCGAAGGAAGTCGAGCGGGAGGCTCGCAAGCGGGCCCAGCGGGCGGACATCGAAGCGAAGCGCAGGGCCCGGCTTGAGGAGCGGGCGCGGCGGCCCAACCCGTTCAACCCGTTTCCGATCAAGCTGGCCGTGGCACAAGCGGCCCTTGAGCGTGGCGAGACGGCCCAGAAGGCCGCGGACTTGGCGGACTTGTCCAAGGCGACGATTACGAAACTGCGGGCCGGAGGCTACGCGGGAATGATCCCGCTGGGCCTGGTGGATCGCCTCAAGGCCGCGGAGTCCTCGAAGCTGACGCTGGCCGCTGGGCTTATCCTCGACGAGATCGTGGACAACCCGGAAAAGCTCCGGGAGGCAACGCTGGTGCAACTGGCCACGGCGCTCGACAAGGTGATCGACAAGCGCGAACTGATCGACGGCAGGCCGACCAGTCGAACGGACGTGCTCATCAACGCAAGCGACCGGGAAATAGAGGAAAAGTTGGTTGCGCTGCACGCCAGTCTGCGGCAACGGCTCGCGGAGCGCGGGCTGATCGACGCCGAGTGTACGGACGCCGAAACGACACCGGCCGCCCCCATGACAGAGGCGGCCGGAGATTCTGACGGAGCCGATGGCTGGGCCTAGCGCTTGCCGTTGGGGCTCCTGCCGGTCGCCGCGAGGCGCATCGACGCCAAGGCGGCGCGGCGTTTGGCGTTCCGCTGGCGGCAGGACGTGCGCCACGCCTGCCCGGCCCTGACGGCGAAGCACCAGGCCACGATACCGGCGTAGGCCGTGGCGAGGATGGCGAGGTCGGTGGACGCTTGGCCGGTCACGGCTGCACCTTGGCCAGCACAGCGCGAGCGGCATCGACGATGGGGGCGGTTTCCTCGTCAACCTCTCCCAAGTCGGCCTCATCGAGCAGGTCCGAAAGGGCCTGCGCCAGTTCCGCCACCAGTGCCCGCGCCTCATCGCGCTCGCGCAGCAGGTCCGGGGCGGCGGCGATCAGGGCGGCGTTTCCTGTAGCGTGGCAAGCTTCGAAGTTGCTAATCGCACAAGCAAGAGGAGGGATTCCTCGAATTGCAGCGATCACGCAATCTCCAGAACCGACTACGAATGAGTATTGAGGATCATCGGGGTTTTCTTGAGCATACCACCAAGTTCCCGAGGTAAACGGCACACCCTTGAACGTCATGGGCCCTTGCGTATGCCCCTCGAACGGGCTGCGCTTGTTGTCTTGCGTCATGGCTGCTGCTCCTCGTACTCGGCCTTGCGGCTGAGTCGTCCCGGCTTGTGGTTTGCGAGATATGCGGCACAGATGGCCCGCGCTTCGTCCTCGGTCTTGACGTTGCGGGCCAGCGTGGTCTTGCGAGCCGACGGGTCGGGCTCAAGCCCGGGGTAAAAGGGAGAACCGGGGCCGGCCTGCTTCCACCAGTTACGGACAAACACATGGTACATGGCTACTGACCTCCTGTGGCAGCTAGTTCGCTGCCCTCAAGCGCCCGCGCGGGGCGACTGAGGGCAACGGGGGGCCGGAGCCCCCGCGTTGCGTTAGAACAGCTTGCGGAACTCGGCGCGGGTCATGGGTCAGGCCCTCAACCCGTTACGCTTGCGCCATTCCTTCGAGAACTCGCCCCAGCGAGTCGGAACGCAAAGGGACGAGGCCATCGCGGAGGGGAACTTCGTGCCGTTGTGGTACGGGCCTTCGCTCTCGTCCATGACCTTCCACGAGGCCTCGGCCTCTCCCTGTCGCTGGATGATGCCAACGAAAGCAAGCGGGCCGTTGGTGGTAGCCTCGACCCAGAACAGTGCGCCGTGCTTGTTGGTGCCGACGTAGGTGGGACCGGCGGCGAGGTACTCCGGGAACGGGACGTCCTCCGCGAAGAACCGCAACGCGGCATCGTTGAGGGTCTGGCCCGGTTCGATCTTGGCAATCATGCTTCCCATGGGGTTGGTGCTCCTTGTGGCCGGTAGCGGTCCGGCGTTGCCTCATCAGTGCCGGAGCGACCGGCAGACCCGCCGAAGCGGGTTTCGGCCTACAGGCGGCAGGGCATCAGCAACCCGAAGCCCGGGGCCGAGCCTTCGACGCGGATCGGATCGGACTGCGTCTCGCGGGACTCGTCAACGGGGATGGTGAGAGTCACGGCCATGTTCCTTGCGCTGGAATCCGTCAGGGCCTTGGCGATGGCGAGTAGCTGGGCCGGGTCGAGCGAGACGCGAACCGAACGCAGGGAGATTGCCTGATTCGCGGAGTCAATCACCTGCTGCGTCGCGGGGTAGTGCGCGGGGTCTTGATAGGCCGCGACCTGCTGCGCGTGGACAGTCTCCGAAGCGAAGCGGCCGACGACGTGCCCGTCGTCCTCGACCGTAACGACGGCCACGGGACACTTGCGGAGGCCCTTCGCGATGGCGGCGGCGGCCTTGGCGTCGATCATGCAGAGCTCGTCGGTCCCTGCGTCATCCTGACGAACGAAGGTCCGGCGGACCAGCGCGACGCCATTGGTGGCCTCGACGTAACCGGCCGGGTTAGCGTGGACATAGCCGAGGTTCGGCCTGTGGGCGTCGGTAGAGGCGATGGCAGCAACCGCGAGGACTTCGGGGGGAAGGGTAATAGTACGGGCCATGATGGTTTGCTCCTGTGGCCGGTCGATAGGGACCAGCGGGCCCAACGTAATCGAGACAGGATGTCCCGTCAAGTCCCCTCATGTCCTATCGTGTGGGTAGTGGCCCGGGGCGGTTGCAACAATCCAAGGGCTCAGGAGCCCTCAAAAGCCCGGGGGCCGCCTTCCCAACTTCTTCACACTCTCACTCTTCACCAAGACTCACGACCAAGACGACACAACACAAGGCCCACAAGCGGCCGAAAGGCCGCCCGGTAGGCCGGGCCAGCGGAGCAGCGGCGGCGGAGCAGCGCCGGGGCATTGGGCCGGGGTACCGGCCCCGCGCCCGCCTTGCCTGCCCTGGCGCAAGGCCCGAATGCCCCATGGCCCGATGCCCTAACCCACTGTTATGCAAGGCCCTGTGGCCCCTGCCGGGCCCCGGAGGGGCCAGCGCTGGGCGTGGCGCTGGGGCCTCGGCGCAAGGGCCCTTTCGGCTGGCCCGGAGGGCCGGTGTTACCCCCCATGGCATGGGGTACCGGGTGGACTGGTCCCGCCCGAAACTTGCCGCCGCACTGGACGCCCCTCGTACATGTAACAGTTACACAAACGCATTCTTGTAACAGTTACACATTGCCGCAGGCCGTAACAGTTACACTTACGCACTCCGTAACAGTTACAGATATTGCATTGGCCCAGTGTAACGGTTACACATTGGACAGGATGGGTAGGCCGAGAGGAGAGGGGAGTGTTGTGCTCCGGGTGCCGACGGGGTTTGCGGACGAGGTCCGCGGGCTTGTCGCCGGGTACCGCCGGACGCTGGCGACGCTTGGGGAAAGGACGGATTCTCCGAAGGTAGTCCCGAAGCGGACACCTACCCCCACCAAGCCAGCACCTGTTCCGGTTGAGACGCCCCGGACGCAGGAGACGCCTCCGGTGGACATCGAGGCTGTGCTGGAGACGCCGAAGGCCCCGGAGCCTCCGGCTGGCTACGAGTGCCCGATCTGCCACCGGACGGTACCTGACCGCCGGTACATTGGCAGGAAGCATCAGGTGACGTGTTCGAAGTACGACAGGACGGTCGAGTGACCGCGGAGGGAGACATGGAAGAGACTGAGACGAAGAGGGAGATCGAGGTGGTGGCCACGGCCCGGACTGTCCGGCTGAGGTGCCGGACGAACCAGTCCGCGACGCGGATCTTCGCGGCGCTCAACGACCCGGAGGTCGTCGAGACGCTGGAGGCCGTAGGAGCCCACAAGCTGCTGAGCCCCAAGCAGAAGGCGCTGGCGGGCGTCCTGGCCGCGGACGAGGAGGGAACGCGATGAACGGTGAACCTGGATCAGTCATGCTGACAGCAGATTCTCGCTCTGACGTTCCTGTCAGTATCCAGGTCGGGATTCGGCTGGCAATGAGGTACGGCGCGAACTCCGAGGCTCCTACGGAAGACACATACTGTGAGTACGTCTTGCAGGTTCTTTCGTTCGTTGGCCCGGGGCGGGGGTATCGCTGGGTCGATGTCGAGACCGTGCATCAGAATCTCGACGGAACGGATAGGGACCCGGCATGAGCGTCGTCGCCTACGCCGACGGGGTTCTGGCCGCCGACTGCCAGGGGACCAGCCAGGGCCACAAGTACCGCTCGGAGAAGCTGGTGCGGCTGCCGCACGCGGTGGTGGCCACCGTCGGTGACGGGTCGGCGGGCCGGTCGATGGTCGAGTGGTTCCAGCAGGGAGAGCACCCGGAGACTTACCCGGCGTTCCAGATGGACCGGGAGCAGTCCTGCTACCTGATCGTTGCTAAGCCCGGGGAACTCTACTTCTACGGACCGACCCCGGCCAAGATGCACCGCGACCCCAAGGGCCGCTGGGCATGGGGCTCCGGGCGGGACTTCGCGTTGGGAGCACTGGCCCACGGAGCATCCGCCGCGGAGGCGGTCGCCATCACCAACGACATGTCGAATGAGTGCGGCTTTGGGGTGACGTGGGGCAAGGTCGAGGGATGACGGCAGAGGAACGAAACAGGTGCTTCCCGATCCCCTGCGACGCCCCTACCCACGAGGAGCACATGGCTGGCGTAGGCATGGCCGTGGCCTACCGCGTCCTCGCGGAGAAGCTTGAGCAGGACGCCGAGGACAACGCGGCAAGGACGCTGGCCATGCGGCTGCTCCGGGAGTCACATGCCGCGGCTCAAGCCGCTATCCTTGGACGGAGCCCGGGCAGGTAGTAGGCTGACGCGGTGAGCCTGACCGAATCCATCAGGGAGCGCCGGGAGGCAGCCGTGGCCCGGCGTGCCCCGGAGTCCGTGGACGAGGACAGGGAACTCCTGCTCCAGATCGAGGCGCTGGAGTCCGAGCGCACCCGCCGCCGGACGCAGGAGCGCATCCGCTACCACACGCCCCACGACAAGCAGCAGACGTTCTACGCCGCGGGCGCGGAGTATCGCATCCGCCTCATCCTTGGCGGGAACAGGTCCGGCAAGAGCGAGTGCGGCATGGCCGAGTGCGTGGCGCACGCCATCGGCTACCGCCCATGGCTGGACGAGTCCGACCCCGACTACCGCGTGATCCACAAGCTGACGGGCAAGCCTCTGGAAGTGCCGAACCGAGGACTCATCGTCTGCGAGTCTTTCGACGAGCAGGGCAAGAAGGTCATCATCCCGAAGCTGCTAGGCAACCCAGGGCAGAAGGAAGGCGGCCTGATTCCGACGACCTTGGTGAAGGGCGTCAAGCGCAACCAGACTGGCGTCATCACCGAGATCTACCTGACCAACGGCTCGACCATCTTCCTCAAGAGCTACGCCCAGCCGGTGAAGCTGTTCGAGTCGGAGAACTACGACTGGTACTCGCTCGACGAGCCGCCGCCCCGGGAGCACTACATCGCCATCGAGCGTGGTGCCACGGACTCCGGCGCTCCCATTTGGATGCAACTTACGCCGCTGTCGCAGGCATGGATCCACGACGAGCTATGCTCGCGCGACGACGTGTTCAAGATCCACTTCGACATCACCGACAACATCGGGTACGGCCTGACTGCCGAGGCTGTCGCGGAGTTCGAGAAGTCACTGACCGAGGACGAGAAGGAGATGCGCCTGCATGGCAGGTTCTTCCACCTGCAAGGGCTCGTCTACAAGGAGTTCGGGGACATCCACCTCGTGCCGAGGCCGACCACTCCGTGGCCGAGGAACGACAGGTGGCAATACTGGATGCACGTCGATCCCCACGTCAGGAAGCGCCACAAGGCCGTGTGGATCGCCATTCGCCCGGACAACGTGTACTTCGTGATCGGCGCACTCCAGACGCCGCCTGAGACGAATCTCATCAGCCACTTCGCTGACCAGATTCACGCCTACGAACAGGACTTCCTCAAGCTTCGGCAGGACGACATCGAACGCCTCATCGACCCTCTGGCCGTGCCTCCTTCTGTCGTTGGCACCGGCGCGTCGATCATCGACGAGTTCGGTGCAAGCGGACTCTACTTCCGCACTGGCAGCAAGGACCGTGCGACAGCGATCCAGCACATGCACAAGCTGCTGCATTGCCGACCGGCCGAGGGCTACTATCCGCAACTCTATGTCTTGAACGACCTGCACGAAATCCGGTTCGAGTTCTCGCACTACTCCTTCGAAGAGTGGCGCGGCAAGGACGTGGCGGAGCGCCGCGACCCGAACCCGGACCCGCGCAAGAAGTTCGACGACTACATCGAGGGCATCCACCGCATCGTGCTCGCAACGTACATCCCCGACGAAGGCGAGAACGACCAACACGAATGGGCTGCGCCCAAGCGCGCACGCTACTCGACGGGGTACTGACATGACGAAGTTCGACAACTTGACGGACAGGTTCGAGGCCAAGGATGCCGACGACCTTGTCCGGCGCATCATCGACGAAACCAAGAACGACCTGGAGGACCGCCAAGGCTGGGACGACAAGACCGAGGTGTGGACGAAACTGTGGGCCTGCCAGCCGCCTGACGGCGACCCCGCCTTCGAGGGCGGCAGCAACGTGGTGGTGCCGCTGGTGGCATCGGCGTGTGAGCAGTTCCACGGCAGGGCATTCTCGTCATGCTTCGACCAGCCGAGCCCCGAGCAGGTTCGGTGTACCCCAGTGAGCCCCGGCGACGTGAAGCGGGCTCTGGCACGCGAGAGGGTGCTCAACTGGCAACTCGTCGTGCAGATCCCGGAGTACGAGTCCGAGCAGGACCGCATGATGGGCTTCCTGCCGAAGGACGGCGTGGCGTGGAAGAAGTGGTGGTGGAACGACGACGACCGCCCGGAGTGCATGTACGTCCCGGGGTCCGAGGTGATCGTTCCCTACGGCACGCGGCCCTTCAAGGCCGACGAAGGACGCATCACGCACCGCTACCAAGTGGCGGCCTCCGTGATCGAGGACCGCATCCGCGACGGCGTCTACACGCTGGTCGATGCCGACCTTGAGCAGGAAGTCGAGGACGCCGACGTGGTCGGTGGCAAGAACGAGTCGGTGCTGGGGTCGTCTGGCATCACGGCCAGCGACCCGTCGCTGATGTCGCCTGCGAAGGCAGCCAGCGACAGCATCGAAGGATTCGAGCCGGTGAGTTCCGGGACGGTGATGCACTGGCTCTACGAGCGCCACGAGGACGTGATCCTGCCGGGCGACAACGAGCCGACGCCGGTGCGCGTGCTGGTGGACGCCACGGACGAGCGGATGCTCGGCGTCTGGTCGCGTGTCATCAAGGGCGTCACGATCAACCAGTTCGTGGACTACCACTTCATCTACTCGCCCTACGGCTTCTACAGCTACGGTTTCGGGCATTTCCTCGGCCCGCTGAACGAGATCGCCAACACGGTGTTCAACCAGTACATCGACGCTGGCAAGATCAGCAACCAGCCGTTCCTGTTCTACACGCCGGGGGCAGGGCTGCGTGGCAAGACCATCGACCTCGTGCCCGGCAAGGGCGTGCAGGTCCGCGACATCAATCAGGTCAAGATCGAGAAGATGGCCGGGCTCGACGGGACGCTGGCCCAGCTCCTCACGTTCATCGACCGCTACGGCAGCGACATCAGCGACAACACCGACGAAGCGCGTGGCCGCGTGCAGAAGGGCGTGCGCGAGCCTACCGTCAGGGGCCAGAACGCACGGCTGGAGCAGACGCTACTCGGCTTCGGGGTGAAGATCCGCAGACTCATCGGCTCCATGCGCCGGGAGTTCGAACTGCTCGACATCCTCGACTCGGTGTTCCTCGACCCGAACATCGAGCACCACGTCGTCGGTGACTCGGACCAGCCCATCTTCAACAAGGTGGACCGCAAGACGCTGGACGCCGAGGTCCACATCGTTCCTACCGCCAGCCCGGCGTTCACCAGCCGGGCGCAGATGCGGCAGGAGGCGCTGGAACTGATCGACGCGCTGGTCAAGATCCCAACGGCCATGGCCCCCCGTGCCGACGGCAGCGTCCGCATGACGGCGCTGGCCGACGAACTGGTGCGCCGCCTGCTCAAGACGTACTCGTTCGGTGAGCTGGCGAACTACGTCCCGGAGCAGAACGTGCCGCCGATGGACCCGGGGGTCGAGAACGAGGAGTGGATCGACGGCGAGGTGGGAGACGTGAATGACCTCGACGACCACGCCAAGCACATCGTCAGCCACCGGACGTTCCTCATGGTCCGGGGCAAGGACTTGGACGCCGAGACGCACGCCAAGGCGAACCACCACATCGCTGTCCACTTCATCAAGGAGCGTGCCCACCTGAATGCTCCCCCGGAGCCGGTGCCGTTCGACCAGAGCGTGCAGACCATCGGACAGCCGCCTGGTGCTCCGCCTCCGGCCGGAGGCCAAGGTGCACCGGCGCAGCCTCCGGCACCGGCGGCACCGCAGACTGACTTCGCAGGACAACCGCCGATGGGGGCAGCATGACCGACTGGAAGGACAAGGTGATCGCGTGGATGGGCGACCCGGTGACGGTGGCCTACATGACGATCTTGCAGGCCGAGGCCCGTGGCGCTCGCGAGAACGCAATGCGGGCTGTGGAGGCCGGAGACATCCGTGAGGCGGCGAGCAACACGGGGGCCGTGAAGGCGCTGCGCTGGGCGCTGACGGAACTGATCGAAGACGCGCTGACCAGCGAGAAGGCAATCAAGGAGGCATCGAAACGTGCAAGTCGTGAAGAGAACCCCGAGGACGTTCATCCCGCTCGGCTCGCGGATGCTCTGTCGGAAGATGACGGAGACGGAGAGATCGACGCTGATCCACACGGTGGAGAAGGCTGAGAACAAGGCGCTGTTCTTCGAGATCCTGTCGGTCGGTGCCGACGTGGAGCATGACCACCCGGAGCTACAGCCCGGGCGGTTTTTCTACACGGGGCGCTACGCAGAGGGGTGGCTCAACTTCCCGGGCCATCCCGACTGGTACTTCATCAACGCGGAAGATGCCGTCGGGCTGGCCGAGTTCGACGAGGAGATCGGAGAGATCGAGGAGGCCACCAAGTGAAGGGCAGGAACGACAAGGACGACGACAAGGCGAAGGACGCCATCCCCGACACGTTCGAGCAGCCGGAGGAGCCCGAGGCCCCGGAGCAGGACGACGAGGAGCCGGAACAGGACGAGCCGGAGGAAGAGGCCGAGGAGCCCGACGAGGACGATGACGCCGACGAAGGCGACGAGCCCGTCACCAAGGCCATGTCCCCTGAGGCCCTGCGTGCCATCAGGAAGGCGCGTCTGGCGCGCAGCGAGGCCCGCAGGGAGCTTCGGCGCGTGGCAGACGAGGCGCAGTCGCTCCGCGAGGAGCTGGAGTCCCTGAGGGCCGCGCAGAACGATCCCGAGCCGGATCCGACCGAGGATCCCACGGCGTACAAGGCGTGGGCCAAGCGGGACGCGGAGCGCAGGACGCGCGTGCGCGCGGCCCCGGCGCAGCAGTCGCAGAACCCGGAGCAGGCCCGGGTGGGAGCGATGGCCGACGCCATGCGCCGGGAGCACCCGGACTACGACTTCTACGTCAACGACGCGGTGCGCCACAAGATCCACACAGACCCCAAGATCTGGAAGAAGGTCTACAGCGCGGCCAACCCGGCGCGTGCGGCCTACGAGTTCGGCAAGCAGGTGATGGACGGCGATGACGAGGCCGACAGCGCCCCGCCGCCGAGGAAGTCCGGGGCGACGCGGGACGGCGGGTTCGCGCCGGGACGCAAGGCAGCGCAGGGTGGCGGCAGGCCGAGCCGTGAGGCGGAGATCGCGGCGCGCATCTTCGGCATCCCGGCGAGCGAGATCCAGTCGGGGATCAGGAGGTAACGGGACATGGCAACGAAGGAAGTAGCGACGGGCATCACCGCGGACCAGTTCGGGGAAGGCCCCCACTCCAACCTCGCGGATCAGGTTCGCCGGGAGCGCGAGAAGGCGAGGAAGGCCCGCATCGCCGCGGAGAAGGCGAAGGTCCGCTCCACGAACCCCCACCACCAGTCCCACATCCTCCAGAAGCGCCTGGTGCTCGGGGTGGACCCGGAGGTGGTCAAGAAGTTCCACGGCCGGGGACTGGAGTTGGCGTGGATCCGCAAGGAGGAGTGGCACGACGAGTACGCCGAGATGGGCTGCAAGGCGGCGACGTGGGGCGACATCGGCAAGGACTCCCTGTCCGGCGGCGGCCCGGAGGACGCCCGGCCTGCCGGCGGCACGGTGACGCGCCGGAGCATGATGCTCATTATCCGCCCCCTGCGCTGGAAGGAGGAGCGGGCCGAGGCCGAGAAGATCAGGACGCGGCAACTGGCCGACCAGGATCCCTTCGACGAGGAGTTCCCGCAGCGCCCCGGCGAGTTCGGCAAGGGCTCACGGCGCAGGCCCAGCGATCCGCTCGATTACGACGACGGCGAGTGACGCCGAAGGAGGTGAGGACTCTGGCGACCAAGAAGAAGGCGAAGCCCATGAAGGGCATGAAGGGCGGCAAGGGCGGCGGCAAGAAGCCCTGCTGACCAGCAAGCCCAGAAGCGTAGAGGCCCCGGCGACCCCGGGGCCTCTTGCGTTTCGGGTGCAGGAAGCGCTACAAGATCACATCCGCCGTGGATACGGCGAGTGTTCCGACAGCCCGGTTGGCTGCTCCAGAAGCAGAATGAACCCAAGGCTGCGCTCCCAGAGGGAGTGCAAGGAGACTCGCCAGTATGGCAAACCGCGACAATTCGCTGGGATTCCAGCTCTACCAGACCGCGCAGGGGCGTGAAGCCCGAACGGAACTGCTGCGCGTCAAGGCTTCCACGACCATCTACCCCGGCCAGCCGCTCAAGCTGGTGGCCGCTGGCGTCTCGGGCGGGACCGTTCCCGTCGTCGAGCCGATCACGGCTGCCGGTGACGTGGTCTACGCCATCGCGATGGGCTACGCCGTGGCCGGTGCCTCGGACGTGGTGACCGTCCTCGCCTGCACCGACTTCCGCGACCACCTGTGGCGGACGCAGACCGACGGGGCCATCGCCGGGACGGACATGGGCAAGATGGGCGCGATGACGGCGACTGCCGCCGACACCACGCTCAAGCAGGCCCGCAACTTCATCACCTACTCGACCCTCGCCGCCGCGCCCGGGGACATCTCGGACGGCACGCTCTGGGAGATCAAGGGACTGGTCCCGGAGGCGGGGAACGCGCTCGGGGCCTACGCGGACATCATCGTCCGCTACAGCTACACCCCGCAGCCCACGGCGTAAGGAGGACTGAGCCATGACGATGAACAGACAGACCATGGCGGCGGCCCTCGAAGTGGGCCTCCGCCGAACCCTGCTCCAGACCGTGAAGGCGATCCTGGAGTCGTGGAAGATGGGCTTCCAGTCGGACGAGATCAACCGTGCCAGCATCTCCGATGTCGGGTTCACCGACTTCGGCCCGATGCAGGAGGGCACGGAACTCGGCGGCTACACCTACGACGACGCGCTCCAGGGGTTCCGCACGACCTACACCCCGAACAAGTACCAGAAGGCTTTCCGCATCAGCGAGGAGCTTCTGGACGACGACCGGAACAACCTCATGCGCCGCTACCCGCAGGCCATGGGGCGCTCCATCGTCCACACCCTCAACGCCACGCACTGGAACGTCTACAACAACGCCTTCGACTCGAACTACCCCGGTGGTGACGGCAAGGCGCTGTTCGCGACGGACCATCCGCTGGTCGGCGGGGGCACGCAGGCGAACAAACTGTCGGTGGCGGCGAACCTGTCGCCGGAGGCCATCGAGGACGCCATCACGGCGCTCCTGACCACGGTGGACGACCGCGGCAAGTTCGTGTCGCTGACCCCGGACAAGCTCTTCGTCCCGGCGCAGCTCTGGGCCACCGCCCGGCGCATCGACGAGACGAAGCAGGAAGTCGGCACCGCGAACAACACGGTGAACGTGATCTCGGGGATGTTCCCGGGTGGCATCCACCCGATCCCCTACCTCACGTCCACCAAGGCGTGGTTCATCCAGTGCGACTACCACGAGCTGTGGCACATCTGGCGCAAGCGGATCGTGTTCGGCTTCGAGGACGACTTCGACACGGATGCGTACAAGTACAAGGCCCGCGGTCGCTGGACCCAGGGCTTCACCTCGCCGTGGGGCATGTTCGCCTCCGAAGGCGTCTGACGGCACAACCAGTGGGGGTCGGGGCTTCGGCCCCGGCCCCTGCGCAACCCGGTCGTCGCAAGGCGACGATGGCATGACCATCGACCGGAAGGAGACAAGACCATGGCCAACCCGACTCGTTTCACCAGTGGCGTCAGCACCGCCGCCGTCAGCACCACCCTCGGCAGCCTCCCGGAGCCGGACCCGACCAAGGTGGTCCGCTACTTCAACGACTTCTTCGTCTACGCCGCTGGCGACTGGACCGTCACCGGCAGCCCGACGAACGCGCTGCTCGACATCACGGGCGGCGCTCTCCAGATGACGGCGGCCAACACCACGAACGGCACCGTCTCGCAGATCCAGCAGAGCAAGAAGGCGTTCACCGTCCAGAGCGGCAAGAAGGCGTGGTTCAAGACCCGCGTGAAGCTGGCGGACCAGACCAACGGCGACATGCTGGTAGGCTGGTACGTTGCGGACGCGACGCCCATCGCCTCGCTCCCGAGCGACGGCATGTTCTTCCGCAAGAGCACCGGCGCAGCGAGCGTGGACTTCGTCGTCAACGTCGGTTCGTCGAGCGTGACCGCCGCGCTGGCGCTCACCACGATGGCCGCGGACACGTTCATCACGCTCGGGTTCTACTACGACGGTTCGACCACGGTGTACGTCTACGTCAACGACGTGCTCACCGGGTCGTACACGCTGGCATCGTCCACGCTCACGTCGTTCGCGTCGCTGACGTTCGCCCCGGCGTTCGCGCAGCAGAACACGAACAACTCGACGGCGACCGTCGGCACCATTGACTACCTACTGGCCTGCTGCGAGCGCTGAGCCATGGCTGACATCTTCACCCAGAAGTACATCTACCCGGCCAACTGGCCGGGTAGCAATCCGGGGCAGGAAGGACCGGGCCTGCGGCACGTCGAAGTGCTGCTGTCCTTCCGCGCCTCGACGACTGCTGGTCAAACGGGTGTCGTGATCCTGCGTCCCGAGGACTGGACGCTGCCCGGCCCGGGCGGCATCTGTCCTCCCTGCAAGCGCATCGGGCTGGCCCGGGCGCAGGCGACGCTGAACGGGAAGGTGGACTACGTCCGTCTGTATTGGGACCGCCGCCCGAACGAGGATCTCCACGTGTTCGGGAACGACGGTGCTGGGCCGTTCGACTACCAGTACGCTGGTGGGCTCTGGGACAACACCGACGCGGTGGACGACGGCCCCGGGAACATCCTGCTCGACAGCGTGGTCACGGCGGCGAACGGCGCGTACTCCCTCAAACTCGACTTCATCCTCGGGGAGTGACCCGTGGCGCGCAAGCGGATCAACCGCTTCGTCCACGGGGAACACCTCGTCACGACTGCGAACGGCGACGTGCGCCACTCCGATCAGGTCACCCGTGGCCTGTACGGAGCGCAGCGTGGTCAGGTCGTGGAGATCGACGACCTTGACGGGCCTGATGCCCAGACCATGCAGGCCCGCAGCATCGAAATGCTCGGGCCTCCGCGTCGGCTCCGCGGCATCATCACGGGCCGGGAGAACGACCAGTGAGCGGCATCGTATCCCCCAAGCTGGACGACCTGTGCTCGGAAGGCTTCCGCATGATTGCCTCCCGGGCTCCTACGCCCGAGGAACTGGTCCGGGCGGTCAACGTCTGGGTCGAGGAGATCCTGACGGACGTGTGGCAGTTTGCCACCCACCAGGACATCACGCGCCTTAAGACGCTGGAGAACAGCGTCACGCTGCTCCTGACGAAGGGGCGCAGGCGCTACGCGCTGCCTGACGACTTCCACCGGCCCATCTCCGCGACGTTTCTTGAGCCCTCGGTGGATGGCGTGGTGGCCCCGATGACGGACGCCCATCAGGTTCCTGCCGAGGACGGGCAGACGTACCTGCTGGCCACGGCCGACTCGGCGCTGGGGGCACTCTTCTCGCCGTCTGGGCCGTCCTACGCCATGAGCGGACGCTACCTTGCGATGACCTCCGGGGTCGCTTCCGGGGAAGTCCGGGAGATCGTGGTGGCTAACCCGGAGTCGCTGACGGTCCCGGGATCGCCTTCGACGTGGGCCATCTCTCACGCCTACGTCCGGGGCGACTTCGTCAAGGGCAACGGCTTCACGCCGGACACGGTGTACGTCTGCTTGCAGGCGCACACGTCGGGCACGGCGACGTGGCCGGGCTCCACGCGGGAGTGGCAGGCGTATTGGGCTCCCGTCACGGACGGGGCCTACTACGACATCACGATCAACGGGGTGTGGCAGGCACCGCAGGTGCCGGGCAACGGAGACACGTTCTCGGTGGCTACGATCAGGGGACGGTGGCTCGACGAGGAGATGCGCGAGTACATGGACGAGGTGTCGTCCCGCGTCGGCCTCGGGTTCCCGTTCTCGTTCGTGAACTTCGACCGGGACATCGAACTCGACGTGGCCCCAGACAAGGGCTACGTCCTGATGCTCCGCTACTGGACCGACCCCCGGAAGGTCGAGAAGGACTCGGCCATCTTCCGCAGGATCATTCTCAACTGGCGCAACGCCATCACGCAGGGCGTGAGAGCACGCACGGCAATGGCGCTGGACGACAACCGCTACGTCGAGATCAAGCGGGAGTACGATATGGCGGTGCTGGCGCTCGTCGAGCACGAGTACGACTACACGCCGAAGTTCGACAGGTTCGCGAGCAGGAGGAAGTGGTGAGCGACTGGAAGCCGACAAACGAGAACCAGAATGCGCCCCGGGCGTACTTCGACGGCGGCACCTCGGCTACGCCCATCGACAAGGTGCAGGTGCGCCGCGACACCAGTTCGAGCCGCAGCAAGTTCATCCCGGCGACGGGCGAGATGTTCTGGGCCACCGACACCAAGAAGCTGTACGCCGGTGACGGGCAGACGCCCGGCGGCATCTTCATTGGGCCGGAGGATCCCGATTCTCCGCCGTCCGGCGGATCCGGCGTCGCCGGAGGCGGCGGCCCCGGGAGCCTCGCGTGGCTCGGCCTACCGTGGGCGGCAGTCATCAACTTCCCGCCGCAGACGGGGACGCCGAACCAAGTCCTGTGGGACATGGTGTTCGGTGAGAGCGTGATGCTGTACGCCGGGCTGGAGCACACCAAGGCCATCGCCCGCATCCCGTTCTCCGGGGACACGACGTACTACCTCGTGGGCGAGACTGGCGGCGTCGAGGGCACGGAGAAGTTCCGGGCCAACCTGCTGTTCGCCGGGGGTGCTTCGGCACCGAACCCGAGCACCTGCACGATCACGACGCCGGACTACCCGAACGCTGTCACGTTCGACGCTGGTGACACGCTGAAGCTGGTGGGTCCGGCGAACCCCACGGACGCCGGTGCCCGCATCTGCGTCTACGTCCTTGGCGAGAGGGCCTGATGGGCAAGTCCATCCAAGGGGCGTTCTCGGCGTTCCAGCAGACGATCTCGCCTGGCAACGACGGGATCGAGGACGCGGTCATCCCGATCTTCGGGGAACTGCGTGCCCGTGTGTTCAACGCTGGGGACGGGTACCCGGATGGCTCGGTGACGGAGGGCCACATCGTGGACTTCACCGGGACCATCAGAAAGCCCCGGGTGAAGATGATCTACAACGAGCGGCTGGGAGTCGCCTCGGTGGTGTTCCGCAAGAACGGCGTGCCGCAGGACTGCCGGGTGCTGATTCCGCCGCAGGCGTCCAATGGCTCCATCATCACCGGGACGGGGACGTTCACGTTCTCGCCGGGTGACTACCTCGACGCGCTGCTGACGATCCCGGCACAGAGCCCCAGCGACGAGGGGTACCAAGGGACGTACTTCGGCATCCTCGGCGTCTACTTCGAGATGGATACGCCGACCACGCACCACGGCGTCTACCGCGCTGGGCCTCCCTCGGACGGCTCGGTGGAGACGGACGGGCTCCAGAGCATCTACGTCAGGACTCGCTCCGCGGAGGATCACACCGACCGCGGCTGGAACTTCTTCCCGATGCCGCTGATGCAGGCCGACAACATCCCCAACGCCTCGGTGGCCAACGTGACGCACCTTGTCGGCGGGAACGCCTACGCGCTGGTCACGGACGAGGCCATCCTGCGTGGCTACGTCGTGGCCAAGTGCCGGGCTCCAGGCACCTTCACGGGCGTTCAAGGCGTGGTGAACAACTCGGCCGCCGTGGGCGACCACGACGCCACGACGACGGTGAAGATGCTAGTGAACGGGTCGGATGCCGGGGACGGCGCTGCGTTCAACAAGGGCTTCAACGGGCGCTTCGGGCCGTCGAGCGGGAGCGGAGCGACGGTGTCAGGCGGCGACCTGATCTGCTACGGCATCCGCCCCTCTGACCCCGGAAACCTCGCGGACATCGACTGCCGGGTGAGCAGCGTCAGCGTGAACTTCCAGTCGAACAACGGGCACCTCGACATCCACAGCTACCCGTCCGACTGGTTCCAAGGCATCAACCCGACGACGGGCGTTCCGAATCCCCGGTACTACTCGGGCGTCAGTTACGCTTCGATCTTCGGGGAGGATGCCTACGGCAGCCTGTACCTTGACGACCCCAAGTGGATCGAGACGGACGTGCCGTCCTGCACCCACCTGTTCAAGCTCCGGGCATACTGCGCGGCGTACAGCGGCGACCCCGTGGTCATCACGCTCTGCCTCGACGGGTCAGCCACGGCGCTGAGCCTGACGATCAACGGCACGGGGTGGTTCGAGGACGACACGCACTCGGTCTATGTCGCCCCGGGCTGCCGGGTCTGCTACTCCCGCGTCGTTGCCGATGGTGATACCTTCGTCGGCAACATCACGGTGCTGTCGATCACGCAGGAGGCCAGCAACCTCTGCCAGCCCTGCACCGTGAACGCCTTCGTGTCCTGAGGAGAGAGCCATGAGCGGGAAGTTCTGGTCCGAGCAGTTCATCGACGACAGCGGCGCTCCGTACTCGGATTGCTACGCGCAGTTCTTCGACGAGCAGGGGCAGGCCCGCAAGGCCGTGTGGCTGGACAGGGCCAAGACCTCGCCGGGGACCGGCGGCACCACGGCCAACGTGTCCGGCGACGCCACGGGGCGCATCACCGTCTACGGCGACGGGATCTACAAGGTCGTCGTCAGGGCCTCGGGAGACGACGGCAGCAACGCGCCCATCGCGACGCTGGAGGGCGTGGAGATGGTGGCCGCGGAGGGCGAGTATGACGGCCCCACGTCGGGCTTCACCCTGGCCTCGCTGGAAGAGCGCATGGAGGCCCGGCAGGGCCGGGTGGCAACGCCGACCTCGGCGCAGTCGGGGACGACGCTCGACCTTTCGAAGTTCAGCGCCGCGGGTGGGACGTATCTCGTGCAGGGCACGTCCTCGCTGCTGACGTTCCAGAAGATCACGCTGGAGGACTACGCCGAGGGCGCAAGGATCACCGTCGAGTGCGGGAGCTACCCGATCAAGCTCCGGGCCAAGCGGGCCTTCGAGGGCTCGGGCTACAACATCGACATCGGCGGGGACTTCCTGATGCCGGTGGGGTCGAGCATCGACCTCGAACTGCGTGGGGGTGTCTGGGTTGAGCGTGCCCGCAAGACCTACCAGCATGGCTACGCCGACATCCAAGCCACGGGCATCGCCTCGGCGGCGTCTATCACGGTGCCGGGGGACACCGTCCTCATCACCGGGACCACGACGATCAACACGATCTCGTGGGTCAAGAGCGGAGAACTGGCCCCTCCGGGGCAGAAGCTCGTGCTGATCTTCGCGGATGCTGGTGTCGTGGGCGACATGACCGGCAACGTGGACCTCGACGGTACGTTCACGGGCCAGAGCGGCGGCGGCTCGACGCTGGTGCTGGTGTCCACGGGCACGGGGTGGAACGAACTGGCCCGCAAGGACTACGTTCCGCCGAACGTGACGCAGACGCTTCCGAGCGGCAACACGCCGAGCGTAGCGGGCACCTACGAGGTCTACTACACCGGCAGCAACTTCGACGACGTGAAGCGGCTGGCCAGCCCCGGGACGCTGGGGCGGCAAATCACCATCTGCCCGAACGGATACAAGGACGACGGCACGGTGGACGATGGGCCGACCGGGTCGTACACGAACAGCCGCAAGGTGTTCAAGCACAAGGCGCTGATCACCGGGGTGCTGTCGGACGGCTACCTCGACCTCAAGGGCGGCGTGGACTTCTCGTCCCTACCCGGGGACGTGATCCGGTTCCAGCTTCTCATGGACAAGGACGGCCTCCTGTTCTGGAAGGAACTGGAGCGGGTGGAGACGGACATCACTCCGCTGATCCGGGTGGCCAGCGGAAGCACGATCAACTGGTGGAGGCCGAACCACAAGATCGAGAACGTCTCCGGCGGCGACATCGACACCGACACCATCAGCCCGAGCGCCGGGGCGCACTACCTGCTGACGCTCTACTTCGTGGCCGGGGATGCCTTCAAGTGGCACTCGACCGGCAACTGCTCGATGCAGTCCGGCGGCAACGCGACCATGTCCCACGCCGGGATGGCGTTCACGTTCATCTCGATGGATGCGAACGCGACCGGGCACCAGTGGGTTGAACTCGACACGATGCCGAATGCCTGATGGCCATTCGCGGAAACAGGATCCCGTTCTTCGGGCACGCCATTGTCGCGGCGGATGGCGAGTCTCGCTTCGTGAAGCTATTCCCGGTGCAGGAGCGCATCGAGAACGGCAGGCTCGGCCTGCTCGACGAGTGGAAGTCCCGGCCCGGCTACGACGTAGCGACGACGCTGGATACCAAGATGCCGGTGCGCCACCTCGCGCACGACACGGGGCTGGTGGCCATCGCCGGGGACGGCAGGGTATTTCGCTCGGACGACCAGTCGTGGACGACCAGCCGGGAGCTTGACGGAACGATGGAGGGCTCGCGGCTTCCGCAGTCCGTTCTTCACGACGGCCTGCTGGTGGCAACGGACGGCGGGACGCCCATGGGTATCGAGACGCACCGCGTCCGGCAACTTGGCATCCGCCCGGTAACGGTGGGCGCACCCACGGTGCTGGCGGTGGACAAGGGCAACCTCCGGGCGGCGACGTACCGCTACCGCGTGAGCATGACGACGGCTGCCGGGCAGACGCGGGTTGGGCCGCCGTCGGATGCCGTGGACCTGAACGAGCACGAACTGCATGGCGTGCTGGTGTCGCGCCCGGCGTTCGCGAACGAGGACGATCAGAGGACGGTGCTTGCGTGGTCGATCTGGCGGGAGAGCAACGACACGCACCTCGTGCAGTACGTTGCCACGCTGGACGCCTCGGTGCTCCAGTACCACGACACGAACCGTGACCTCGGGGAGACGGCGCAGCCTGTGGCCGATGCGTCGTACAGCTACCCGCCGAAGGCGGCGCACTGTGCGGTGGTCGGGGATTACCTCGTGCTCGGTGGCATCGACGACACGACGATCCAGTGGAGCGCCCCGGGCGGACACGACTTCTGGCCTCCGTCCAACTTCACGTCGATTCCCCTCGGCGGCGGGAGCTACGTCTCGATGATCGGCTTCGGCAAGGAGCTGGTCATCTTCTGCGGGGAGTCCACGCACCTGTTCGCATTGACCGGGAACGTGGATGCCTTCGAGCGCCGGTTCACGATCCAGAAGGGGTGCATGGCCCCGGCGTCGGTGGTGGTGGTCGAGGGTGACCGGCCTTACTGGCTGGGCCACGACGGCATCTTCTACCGGACCAAGGGACTGGAGGCCGAGCCCATCGGGCCGCTGGAGCAGAACTTCGTGTGGGGCCTCAAGAACCCCCGGGCCTGTGAGGGACGGGTGTTCCTGCGGGAGAAAGTGGTGCGCTGGACGTTCCCGGAGGACGGCGTGACGCTTGGGTTCAACTACGCCAAGGACCACTTCTTCCGGGACTACTCGTGGAACGGCTCCCGGGAGATTCCCCTCGGGATCAACGCGGTGTGCCACCACAACGGCACGACCTTCGTGGGCCTGTCGGATGGCCGCATCGGAACGTGGAGCGACGAGCACCAGAGCGACGCAGGAATGCCCATCCGCACGGTGCGCCGGTTCAGCATCCCGCTGACGGGTGACGGCCGAAGGGCCAGGGCAAACTCGCTGATGTTCCGGCACCAGCGGGGCACGGTGGTCCCGGGCGAGCAGACGACTCTGGCGATGGTGTCGTGGGGCTTCGACCAAGGCCCACAGGTGGCCCAGGACGGCCTATCGGCGGGAGGGCTGGGGGACACCAGCCCCTACGCCCAATTCGGCCCCTGCGGCGTCGGGAGGGAGATGTGGGTGCAGGTAGAGAGGACCAGCACCGCACCGTTCACGTTCACCGGCGGGATGGTGGTGGCACAGCCTCTCGGGGACGGCCTCTGACGTGCCGCGGTCCAAGTGGGAGGCCCCGCCGGAGGAACTGAGCCAGCTTGGCCCCGGGGCCAGACAGTACCTCCGTGATCTGCACGAGACGGTGTTCGGCCGCGGCATCGGCGGTGCCGGGGCGCTCGACGGGAACAACCTCGCCATCGACCACTCGGTCACCGAGGCGACGCCCTCGGGCAAGCCTCCGGTCCTGACGGCTGATCCCACCAGCGGGAAGGTTTCGACTTCGTCGGCGGGCGTTCCTGTTGGCGACCTGACGGTGGACAGCGGAGCGCACGGGCTGGTGCTGGGCACCGGCGGTGCCGGGAAGATCGCCTCGACGAGCGAAGCCTCGCCGCTGATCGAGCACACGCAGACCGCGGGCTACTCGGTGACGCAGCACCGGGAGCAGGACGACACCTCCCTCTACGACTACACCAAGACGGCAGACGACCCCGGCAACGTGAAGGCCGGGGTGACACTGTGGTCGGCCAAGCAGATTCAGGACTACGTCGGCGGCACGACCGGAGGCGGTGGTGGTGGCGGAGGGAGTGGCGGCGGCAGCATCCCGCAGGGGACGCTGATCGGGCGCTACTCGTCCGGGACCGGAAGCCCGGAGCAGGTGACCATCGGGACGGGCCTTGCGCTGTCCACGTCGAACCTTGTGGCGACGAGCACAGGGGGTCCGATCCTGCTGACGGGAGCGTGGGACGGTACCACCGACACGTTCACGAACCTGCTGCCCTACGCCCCGGCGGGGCCGGTGTTGCTCTTCCACAACAGGGTGGGGCTCTGCTATCCAGTGACGGGAACCCCGGGGGCCGGGGAGTTCAAGCAGTCGGGCACAGGAAACCGAACGGTGCAGTTCGGCCTGAAGCCGCAGACAGGGGATGTGGTCTATGTCCTTCCGTACCTTCGCACGTTCTAGCCTGCTGGCACTGGCCGCGGCTCTTGCTGTCGCCGGTGCCGCCAGCGGCGGGGTGCTCTACTCGCAGAGCGTGGGAGGGACGAACGCCACCGAGGCGGACTACTCGACCGACAACCTCATCAAGCAGTGCCACACGACGCCGCGTGGGGACTACTTCTGCGACTCCGGGGCCAGTCTCTCGACGGCCTCTTCGGCATCAACCGCCGCACAGCGGGACGCCAGCAAGCGCCTGTACGCATCGAGCTTCGTCGGGGACTACACCGAGATTTCGACGGCACAGCCGGGCGGCAACTACGCCCTGACGGCCGGGGGCCCTTCGACGCTTTTGGTCACCTACCTGACCGGCATCTACCTGCCCGACGTAACGACACTGTCGCTAGGCCAGAGGTTCCGGGTCATTAACCAGTCGGGATCAACGCTGTCGGTGGCGAGCTACGGCGGGAACCTGTTCCCGGGCGTGCCTGACGGCGACGAGCGCACCTACACCGTGAAGGCCCTGACGGGCACGACGACGACTCCGTGGGTGGTGTCGCTTGGTGCCGGGGCAACAGGAGCCACAGGCCCTACCGGCGACACAGGTGCCACCGGCCCCACGGGTGCCACCGGCGCAACCGGCAGCGCAGGCGCAACTGGACCTACAGGCCCTTCGGGAGCTACTGGCGCGACAGGAGCGACCGGGCCCACCGGCGCGACGGGGAGCACTGGCGCCACTGGTCCGACCGGAGCCACGGGGGCAACGGGCCCTACGACCTATCCCGGCGCAGGCATCGCGAACTCGACCGGCAGCGCGTGGGGCACGTCGTACACGACGAGCGGCAGCGGCACCGTGGTCGCGCTCAAGACCTCGCCTGCGCTCGTGACGCCTGACATCGGCGCGGCAACCGGCACGAGCCTGACGCTCTCAGGGCTGACGGCGGGGCGTGTGACGTTCGCGGACACCGCGGGGCTGCTCAACACCGACAACTCGCTGCGGTGGGACAACACGAACAAATGGTTGGCAATCGGCAACCTTACGCCCGCGTACCCGCTGGAGGTGTACGGCACCTCGACGGCAACCTCGTCGTCGAACCGCCTCTACTA